TTAAAAATACTCCAAGCCAAAAGTATGAGGTTATCATAAGAATACAGTCCCTGGTTGTGACTGTGAGCGGTGCTCTTTTATATATTTGTGTGCTTGACGGGTTGTAGATACCATTTCTAATTGATACCCACCATGAATGATGATCAGGTTCTTTTTACCATAAGGAACCGCAGCATATCCATCATCAGTGATAAAACCTTCTTTCATAATATATTACCAGGAAAAACTTAAAGTAACTCTAGGCTCAAAAACAATTGGATTGTGATATACACCCTTGGGAATAAACAATGAATCACCGGAATTCATGATTACCTCAGAACCATCATCAAATGTATAAGACATATTACCAATAGATTGTACAATTATAACATCCATCGTATCACAATGTCTACCAAATGTTAAAGATCCTTTGGCAAATGACAAGTAAATATGTAACTCTTCGATATTATATTTCTTTTTAACTTCAGTATATGCAGATTGTATGGTTGGTGGGTAGAAATTATTGTGTAAAACAAATAGTGGCAGATCTTTATTGTTTGACACTAATTTATGAGTATTGTTTAGATACTCATGATTGATTTTATCAATTACATCTTGCCAAGTAACATTCTTACAAGCATTAAAATCATTCTTTCTATATTGATAACTCTGAGACATTGATTTACACTAAAAACTGTTTTTCATATTCTTTCAGTTCTTGAGGAACGTCAAGGATGTTAGAATCAATGGGAACTGATTTGTTCCATCTTACCACATTTTCAGGTTTCTTGTAAAGTTTAATGCCCAGATGATTATACTTCAGATGTGTGGGAACTTTGACCTCGTAGGTATCACCATCGTTTGATGTCAGGTAACTGAGCTCCAGGTTCTCCTCTGCGGTCACCACAATGGTCTGGCATGACAGTAAAAAGATCTCCTGAAACTTGTCCAGGCTAGACAGATACACGTCTGGGTTGTCCAAAATCATGCGCGAAATGAATTGTGGAGACAAACAGTGGTCATGTACGACCTTTTTCTTTACACTTTTGTTTTTCAGTGCATTTTCGCTGATCAGACCAGTAGGATTGGGGGTGCCTGTGTCGAAGACGCCAATATAATAGATTCTGGTAATGGGGCGAGCAAATTCGGGTTTGCCCCAGTTATGTAAATTGGCTTTGAGACTATTGTATGTGGTCTCGCAGTAGGATTTCCAGTCTTTCATTTAACTTCTACCTCTTAAGTTCCAAGGATCAACACCAGGAGGAATAGGATCATCCCACTTACTATCAGGTGTTTCATCACTCCAATAATAACGCAGTTTATCACCATCCGCAGAAATATTCAAGTGATAGATTTTATCACTTTCAGTATACACACCAATCCAAAGTGTGCGTTCGTTCATACTTTCCAGATGAAACATTTGAATGTCTTGAAGCACAATTTCGTCTGGATTTTCTGTAAATCTGCTCATTTCAAACTCCTCAACACCTTACGAAGAAACTGAATAGAACCATAAAACTCTTGTCCATCTTGACCACCAATCACAATCCAGTCAATTTCTTCAAGGGCAAGTTGAATTTTTTGCTCTCTGGTAAGGTCTTCAAAATCTTTTTCAGCAAACTCTTTCCTTTCAATCGCAGCAAGATGTTGGAAAGCATGTTTGTTTTCCTCCATAATGTTCTTTGCGATATCTAGAACTTTGTTCTCCTTTTCACGACGTTCTGCTTCCTCAAACATTTCGTCAGGATAGGGCTCCATAGTATAACCTTCAGTCATTTGTAAAACTCTCCTGAAACTTTTTCCAACCTACATCTAAGGCTTTCTCTTTCCATCCCCAGACACCATGTTCCATACCATCAATACCAGAATTTTCAATCTCATCTTGAATAAGACGGCGGAGCATTTCAATTTGTTCGTCAGTCATAATACCTCCCAATCACATTCCCAGTTACAATCGTTGCTTGTATTCACCCAAAAGAAGTATTTCTGGTTCTCTGATGCGAGAAACAGCATACCATCACCCTTATCTTGCTCTACAATACAGATGGCGTTGTTGTCCATCATATTCGCAAGACGGTTCTTTGCTTTACTGCTCTTCGGTTTTACGGTCACTCTTCGCATTGTTCTTCCTCATCAGTCAGGACGGTTCCCATAGGACCTTTTTTGATACGCTCCCACTCCTTTTCTGCTTCTAGCATATCATCAAACTTGCTTTTCAAGTCCTCACCCAAAGTCAGTTCAAACTCATCAGCAACCTTACGCATATTCTCTACACTTCGGTCTTCACTAAATGCGAGACCACAAGCACCTTTCATAATGTTGAGTTCATTGTGACCCATCGCACGAGCAACAGTTGCGAAGAATCTAAACAGTTGATGAACATTAAGGTCTTCAGCAGGAATCTGAAAAGTATAATGCTCTTCAGGGAGCACAGTATCATCAAAACCACTGCTGTAATGAGTGGAAGTCCATTCAGTATCAAACTGAACCTTAAGGGATGCCTTGTAAGTCATTGGTTTGTTTCCTATGTGGCCATTATACGACAGAATGGGACAGAATGGAACAGGGTGTGACAGTTGTTCAATCGTCCTCAATGTTTAATTTGTCCATGATTTCTTCCATAGAATAGGTTTTAACTGTGCCAGCATCAATCTCATCTACCATTTGTCGCAGTTGTTCAAGAAACTCTTTAGGTAGAGTATCATCTTCACCAAGACATTGCCAAAACCACTGATAACATTCTTCATAAGGATCATCATACCACATCAAGGCATAATCCTTATAGTTACCTCGCATGAGATCAGACCAGATACGGAACGATCCACGAATATTCTGCCACCCAGTCATCCAGCAGTGACCGATATAATACTCAAACCAGTTCAGTTTCGTTTTCATTTGTAATTAAATCTATCCATTGTTTTTTCGTGTGTATAGGATCTATGTCGTCAGCATTATTCCATCTCCAAGTGCGAGAAAGAATATCTACATCCAGTCCAAACTTATATGCCCAGAACAGTAGAGAGAACGTGCTACCACTTCCAGATTTGATCTGAATGTAGGGCCAAGAGGGACAATCATTCCAACTGACTGATACCTGAAGCAGTGACCAGTTCTTGATGGTTAGAACTTGAACATACCAATCGTGTCCGAAGTCCTCACGATGCTTAAAGTTAATGAGTTTCATTTGAGTAGATTGTGATAGTATAATACTTCAGGGTTATCTAGGTCTTTACATCGAGGATAGAAGATTCCATCTCGATAACAACCATCCTCTGGTTTTGGTTGTTGATATACAACTTTTGGTGGATCATAACTGCGTTCACAAATGTAAGCACCTCGAAGGCAGAAATATAAAATTGTGATTGCTTCTGCCATCATCGCTTTGTCACCGAGATAGCAGGTTCACCTTTGTGAAAGATAGTATCAACAACTGCTTGCACTTTGCGGGAGGTGCTGATACCTACGCTATCATACACAGGCACACAGACCAGTCCAAAGGTCTTGGATTTGTCACCCAAACGAATCACACGGCCGATGGACTGACTGATACCAATATAGTCCATATTTCTCATGAACAGCACTGCCTCAAGACCAGACACATTGATACCCTCAGACAGGATAGAATGGTGCAGAACCACAAACTTCTTGGAGGAATCTTTACCCCAAGCATTGAGAGTCTCAAAGAATTGTTCGCGGTTGACTTTCTGACCGTCGATCACAGCACCAGTCTTGGATGTAATAATCATCCAAGAATAACCACGCTGCAGCAGTTGTTGACAGAAATCAGATTCTGACACCAAACCGATGATTTGTTTGGTAGTGCGAGCGCAGACAAGAATCTTCTTGACATCTTGCTCATCAATCGTTTCAATGAGATTGTCAGCATCACGGGAGAAAACAACCTGCTTACCCTTGACCATCGGCAGTTGCTTGACAACAACCTTAGGAGGTAGAATATAACCCTGCTCCACCAGTTCAGGTGCAGGAACATTGCAAATTACCTGACCATACACTTCAGGCATGTTCATGCCTGGTTTAGAAATGGTAGCGGAATGTTTGGGCGTGGCTGTGAAGAAATAGCAACGCTTTGCATCAGCAGAGAAATACTCAGTTGCAGGGAAAAAGTTGCGCTTGACGCTGTTATGTGCCTCATCAAAGTAGATCGTATCAACAGGAATATCTGCCTGTTGCAGACGCTGCAGAGAGTTATAGGTGGTAAAGATCAGCAGGTGGCGATTATCAGCAAGACAGATACCTACGTTGACAACAATCTCGGAAGGTTTGGTAGTGTTGAAGTGATGAGTCTCTCCAGAGTGAACGTGCATCACTTCAGCATTATCAATATGCTCAAGAAATTCGCTAGACAGCTGCTCTGCCAGCAAGATGCGCGGCGCACAAACTACAACAATCTTGGCAGTTTCTGATTGAAACAGACGCTTACAATCAAAAATCATCGTAGGAGTTTTACCAGCGCCCGTGGGCATGGTCAGTTGACCTTTGCTATGATTTTCCATAGCATCGAGACCACGGATCTGATGAGGGCGAAGCGTAATCATAAATTGCGTTTCAATATGGCCATTATACATCAAAAAGGGGTCCGTGTGGACCCCATGTGACGGTTTCAGAACTGGATCAGGGTTGAGTCAGGGACAGACAATCTTGAGTGCCATCGAACTCAATCGAGTTGCCATACATATCAACCAAACCAACTTCAGTCGGGCGACCCTTATCTTGAGGGTTAGGCTTCACATACTGTGCAAGGAATCCAGCAATCTTGATGGGGAAGTTTTCCTCATCAACAGTGGACACATCAGCATCACACAAATCAGCAGCGAACTGAATCATAAAAGATTTCATCTCATTGTACTCGTCAATGAAGTTTTCGCGGAACTTTTCCAGATTAGGAACGCGCTTCTGTGCATAACCAAAGATATACACAGGAATACCCAGGCGCTGTGCATGGTACATAGCGCGACCCCACGTAGCTTTGTTGTCGCCAGCACCACAGCAGTAGGCAATGTAACCCTGAGAAATCAACTCAGAATCAGTGCGACTCTCAACACCTTGCTTAGCAAAGTTATTGTTCTTGATGAAACCATTCAGAGTATTTTCAGAATGTCCCACCGAGTTGTAGGTACGGAAGTTGGGGTAAACTTGGCAGTTGTTGAAACACTCAGTTTTGATCGATTTGCGAGTCTTAGCAGAACGATCAGAAGCAATCAGATCCACAAAGTCGCTGATGGAATCTTCAGTGCGCTCAATCACACCACGATCTACTGCATTACACACTTCTTTGATGTAATCAGTGGATTTTTGAGGCAGTTGAGGATTAGCGTGGTGATTAGACTGGTTGCGAGCAACGATTTCCCAATAAAGGGAATCGAATTTGTAGACATCAAAGATGTACAGATCTTGACCGATGCGCGTCAAAGCTTCGAAGCGATTGTAACCAGACTGTGCTTTCAGTGCAGTCGGGTTCATATCTTCGCCATCAAAGCAACAAATAGGAGGAGGACAATCTGTTTTGTATCCATACACCTCATAGTTGTTGACAAGGTTATTCACATGATCTGCCTCGTTGTTCTTGTCACGAGGTTGTTCTTTTAGATCATAGCGCACAAACTGACGAGGAATCAGATAGCGACCAAGAAAAGTAGAACCCTTATATTCACGAGCAGGGCACTTTTCCAGAGACTCTTGCAGCATCTCTTCAGTCAGACCAAGAGGATTTGCAACAGTCTGTGCAGTTTTATCCCAAATCAAAGAAATTTGGGCAGAAATGTTGTAAGTTTGAGCAGACATTGTTTAGTAAATCGAAACTAAGGACATGATTGGGTTGGAACTGAGTTCCTGTTCCTCAACCATGTGGCCAATATAACCGATTTAGAAGAACCCGTCAAGGCCACCGACCAGTTCGGGAATTGTCACAGTGTCCGTCACCTTATCTCCAAGCACTCTCACAATGAGATCCAACGATCTCTGATGTGGACGCCCCTTCCATCCATACCACTTGCTTTTCTTACCCATAGAGTATGGTGGAAGCTTTCCTACGGAAAGATACTGCTCCGCAGTAAGGTCGTAAATGTTATCTTCATTCTGTAACCACCAGTGAGTCTCACTACGGTAATCCACACCACTCATTGGTTGCAACTTATCAGTATCCATCAGATAGAACAATGCCTGCGTAGAGTGATAGCAATGTCCATAATATGGATTGGTTTGATTCTCTGCACGATACCTTGTTGATAAAAGATCTGGTGACAGATTGCGTTTAATCAATCCCATTACCAGAGCCATATTCATCTCACAGAATCTGTAAGGTACAAAACTCAATGTACGAGTCTTGATGATTGTGTCTCCATTATATTTGTGTCTCTCTACAGTTCTTATAGCCATCTCATCAACCCGGACAAAGGTATTCTACAGGGATTTATGAGTTTCTGTCAAGTACTCCAGATATTCTTCATAGAGAACTTCTTCCATCTGCACTGCTTGTTGTTCCCATGGTTGATCTTCATAGTCAACATTAGAGAAATCAATGCCTCTCCAATGTCTCTTACCATAACGATCTCTGAGAGCACCTTGAACATGCTGATACACATGCCAGAGTTCATGTAGCAGCGTCTTGGTATAATGTTCGGGTGTCATGAAGTTGTGCATTTCAATCTCAAATGCACGAGGACGATAGTCACAATCAGTGGCCCACACCCAACCATACACACCCTCACGATACAGACCGCGATGATGAATCGAAATGTCCAGTTTGTGTCTGGGAAGGTGTTTGGATACAAACCACTCTACAATACGCTCACAGCGGCGCTTAGAGTAATTGTAACCAGTAATTTCAAGAGATAGCATAGTTCAGCACCGATTCCGTGAGTTTAACACCCCAGTGCAAGAAATTCACAAATGCACCGATAAAGACTAGTTTTTCGGTTAATGACAGTCGCATGGACTCCTGTTGTCTGTGGCCATTATAAAACCCCTCAGAGCGTCTCTGAGGGGTCATGTGGACAGTTTTTACTTTGGCATACCCAGGTATGGGCGACCATCATAAATGTTATTTTTGTGCTCTCCGTCAGCATTTACATAATGTAAAAATGCTTGTAAGTACCAATCTTGCTCAAATGGTGGTCTCCAGTGATAAAGATCACAACCACGATATAAACAAAGATCTCCAGGTTCAAGAAGAATTTCTACAGCATCGCTGCGATCTTCCTGAGTTGAAAAATAAATGGGATTGATTGGAGTTTCATTGGGGATACCAAGAGCCAATGTTGCAGAAAGTTCACATGATGGACGATCTCTATGAATTGCCAACTCATCATCTTTACCATATAGTCTAGTATAAGTGTATGTTGGGAGTAATTTATAACCAGTTATTTCACTCAACGAATCAATAGAATTTCCTAAGATAGTATCCATTAAAGGATCTCCATAGAAAAAATAACTATTTGGCGCTTGTATGTCACCAATAACTGCCTGACCTGCACAAAGTCTTGTGTAAAAATACGATTGTATAAACTGAACAAAATCTTTATCTAAAAAATTTCTAACAATTTCATATCCTTTTTCTTTGAACATAATCTACCTCAAATTTGGTCCATGAATCCATGCAACTAACGAATATCGTTCCCCCTTTGTTACTGGTGTAACCTCATGTAAAGTATGCGATGGGAAAAATACCATCAGACCCTTTTGTTTCGAAATAACAGTTGGATTTTTTGATAAATGTAATAATAACTCTCCACCCTCATAATCATTGGGATCTGATAACTGTAAAGACATACTCAACTTACGGTTATGTGGTAATGACCAAGGTGTTGGGTCAATATGCGCGTGATAAGTTCCTTCTTCCGAACTTAAGTAATGAGTAAACTGAAGTCTTTCAATTTTTTCTAAATCAAAATTCCAGAATTGCTGATTGTTTTGTTTTACAACATCAGTAATTCTTTGAAATATCCAATTTGTTTCTGAGTTTGCACCAATCCAAGATACAAAAGATCTTCTAACATTTAAACAGTCTTTTCCTTTTCCTCCAGTTTCAGCTCTTTTTGGTGATAATCTTTTTCCTATAACAATAATTCTTTCTATTTCTTTATCATTGAATATAGACTCATTCCAACACCAAGTTTCATATTGGTGCGATTCTAATTCCCAATATTCTGAGCCCATATTTTTTATGGGATCGTTGCTAACAATTTTAGCGAAATCATGTTTATACGAAAAATATTTAGAAGTCATAGTTTACTTTCGGAAAGTCTGCGATAGATTGACAAGATTCTATTTGCGAGTATACTTCTTTTTCCCACAAATTGCAACTTTCATTATGATCTTCAATTAAATTTGAGATATTAATAATATCTTCTGCAGAAAATTCGTAGTATTGAAAACGAAGTTTTAGTGCAAATGTTTTTTCTAAATTCTTCTGGGATCTTTCTTTAAGAATAAGAAGTTCTAATCTAGTTTCAGAATCTGTTGGAATCAAAATATCATTGTAAATGAGTAAAGATTCTTTTTTCTGATTTACTTTTTCAGTTACAAGAACTTTGAGGGTTAATTTATTCATCTCAAGATTTTCTGGACTTGATTCATAATCAGAAATCTTGGGTGAACGAATGTTTATCCACCCAAGATTGTCCCAACCAGCCCACTTTAAATCTAGAAGTTCTTCATCTGATAATCCAGGAAGACCAGCGATATTTCTCCAGTTTTCTGGAAGTTCTTGTACTTTATCTAAGATAATTTTATTTTGTGGATCAACTAAAACATAAAAATTAGTCATCACTCTTCAGTTTCTTCTAGTTCTTGAGTCTTTTTCTTTCTTCTTGTTGTCGCTTCTAACTTAGGTCTTTCCGCAGAATCAATACTTGTAGGAAGAATTCCATATTTTTGGTCGTTCAATTTCGATAGTTGTCTTCTATCCTTCTCACTAATTTGCCACGGCGCAGCGCCTTTCCAATGCACAGCATTTGGTTGTTCCAAATCCCAAGATCTCCAAGCAGTAAAATCTTGCTTAGGTCTTTTCAAAATTTCAAGACCACATGCAGCAGCAATAGACTCCATAATTTCAACAGCTTCTACTGGATTGCAGATGTACCACATACTTGTGGTTTCTCCGCGAAGAACAAATTCAATCACTCCTCCGGTTGTTTGTCCACAAGTGATTGATCTTGCTCTATTTAGATTTGCCTTTAAGGCATTAAGTTCATTTTGCTCATGAATTGCCTCAATTTCTTGTCTAGTTTTTGATTTAATTTTTTTCGCAGGCATAATGATCCACAAATAAATTATTTTGATTTATTTATTGTTCTGGTTCAGGGTTCCAAGTTGGCCACCAGCAATTGTTTTCAGAATCGTACCTATAGTGTTTTCCATCTCCATGCAAATCATAGGTTTTTTCTGGATCGGGTCCCCAGGTAAAGGTAGATTCATCTAATAAGTATCCTTCCATTGGACAGGGAGGGATGAATGCATTATATTCTTCATGATAAACGTAACCAATAATATCATAACCACTACTATCACTATCTCCACAAATAGCGTGATCTTCCTCGCATACGATATATGAATAATTGTCTTCCATCAAATAGTGAATTATTTTTGCAACAGTATAACTATGACACACATCTCCAGGAAAAACTGAAAGGTGTGTAGTTTCTTGTTCATTATGCATATCATTTGCAACTTGAATTGAAGTATCACTTGCTGCAATTGTTTGTATTATTTCCCGAGTAGATGGAAAATATTCTGGAGTAGATCTATATTCGACATTTTCTTTGTCAGTGGATGCCTCATAATCTGCGTAATTTCCCAATATTAATGGCATTCCAGGTTTTGCGACAAATTTGTCAATGAATTGATTTGTTTCTTTATTTAAAACAAATACTTTTGAAACCGATCTTGTGTTAATGTTCATTGTGCGCTCCATGAAATTGTTACAAATCCTGAGGGTGCCACAGAAATTGGATAGTTAGTTTGTGGTGAAACAACTACTGCTGGGGTAGTAGAGGGATTTGCAGCTGCGCCAGCCTGCCCTGGGTTTGAGCTTCCGGGATTGCCACTAGCACCAGTTCCGCCCGGATTTCCATTTGATCCAGGATTTCCAGGACTTCCGCCACTTCCAGCCTGCCCAGCTCCGCCTCCCCCACCATCTCCTCCACAACCGTCTCCTCTTCCGCCACCGTGCCCGCCTGGAGCATGACCGTGACCAGGTGCGCCACAACTCCCGCCAGGGTTGGTTCCAGCTGCGCCATTACCTCCGCCACCACAACGGGGTGGATCGCCACCCCAGCAACCGTCATCTTCAAAAGATCCGCGAGATCCACCGCCGCCACCGTTTCCTGCCGGTCCTCCGGAACCAGCAGATCCTGCATTTCCTGGGTTCCCTGCATTTCCTGTGCCTCCAGTAGCGCCGGCATTTCCTGAGTTTCCTGTTCCAGCAGCTCCTCCAGCTCCACCCAAAAATGTAATTCCTATTGCACTAGAACTTTGTCCCGTAGAGCCTGCGTTTCCTGGAGATCCTGGGTTTCCTGGAGCTCCTGCGTTCCCACCAGAACCATTGGCACCAGAATTTCCTGGATTTGCACTTCCAGATGATCCAGATGATCCAGGACCACCAGGGTGGCCACCACCGTCATCGGCACCACTGCCTCCACCACCGCCGCCAAATTGAGCAGATGTACCCCCACCGCCTGGGGAGCCATGCCCGCGCCCAGGTCCGGCACCGCCGCCGCCTCCCCCACCGCCGCTGCCGCCACCGCCGGGATTTCCAGATCCACCATTTCCTGCTCCGCCGCCAGCGCCGCCATTGCCTCCGGCGCCGCCATTTCCTGCAGTTCCTGGGTTACCAGCATTTCCTGCTGCACCTCTTCCTTGAACATCAACTCTTAGCAATCTTGCCGGACTTGTAAATGTTCCTGGTGTATTAAATGTGACGGAAGCTGCGGCCGTCATATTTCCTCTGTAAATCGATCTTCCTGCTGCCATTGTTTTTTTGTAAGTAAGTTTACGTTAAATAAAACCAACCTGTTACTATATATTTAGATTTTTCTCCATGTACAACATTACCACGATGAGTGTGCGTATACGCTGCAGGCCATAACGCACAGGTATTTTCTTTTGGAGGAATTCTCAATTTTTGATATAAAAATTCTGTTTCTCCTGCCTCATCAATATCATTTAAATATAATGCCCAAACTAGACACCGAGATGCCATGTCCTCGTTTCCCTGTTCACAGTGCCAAATGTGATACCCCTCTCCAGGATTTGTTTTTTGAATTTTCAAGTGTGTTGATTGAAGGTGCAAATTTTGTAAAATATCATAATTACTTGTATAAAAATCAAAACATCTTTGCAAACCTGCTTGTAAAATATTTCTGACGGATCCGTTATCAAAATGTGCGAAAGAATCTTCATGATTGTTTACATTTAAGAAGTAAAAAGAATCACTTTTTACATGTTTTTTTGCATTTTCACTTTTTATTCTTGTTCCACAAAGTCCTTTTTCAAAAACTTTATCGAATTCAGAAATTACATGCTGACAAAAACCTTGTGGGAACACATTTTCGTAAAGACCAATGAAATCAATATAACGTTCAGACAATTCAGGTATGATCATGAGTTATAAAAAATTATGAGAAATTATAGAGTGAAAGGTTGCCCCACCATGTTGTACCACTATCATAGGTGAAGAATGTATAAACATCCGTCTTGTTTGCGGTGGTTGTTCTGGTAGGAACAGTAGCATTTGGCCACTTGACTGAAGCAGGCCAGGTGATTGTTCTACCACCTGTAGCGTCGTTAGTCAGTACCAGGGTGAATGAATATGCTCCAGAAGGAACACTCGTCATGCTGAATGTAAATGTGCAGTTACCTGTCAGAGTTGCAGTAACAAAGTTTCCGTTTGACAGTGCTAATGTTGCAGCAGTGCCAGTGTTACCAAAGGAGTAAATTGTCTCACCAAACGCTGTCAGTGTTTTATTAGTTAAAGTATCTGTCGAGGAAGTTGTTACAACGTTTACACCTTCAACAGCAATTCTTCCTGCAGATGCTCTCGTGATTGTGGTATCACTAGCATGACCCAAATCAATTAAACCAACACCTAAGGTAGCCGTGGTCGATGAAGTAATACCTGTTACTGGTAATCCAGTACAGTTAGTTAATGTACCAGAAGAAGGAGTACCTAATACTGGAGTTGTTAATGTTGGGGATGTTAAAGTCTTATTGGTCAGTGTCTGAGTATCAGTTGTACCAACAATTGTTCCTGAAGGAACTGACTTACCAAGAACTGCAGATGCTGTTAAGACATTAGTGCCATTAATTTTATATGTTTTACCAGTAAGAAGATTGACATTCTCGGATGATGTCCAAGAATCTGTAGCATCTACCCAGTTCAGTGTCTTGTCAGTGGTTCCCTTGAGTGTAATACCACCACCATCAGCAGATGCATCAGAAGGAGAAGCAGTTGAACCAAGTTCAATGTTCTTATCATCAACTGTAAGAGTTGTTGAGTTGATGGTAGTTGTTGTACCATTAACTGTTAAGTCACCAGTAACAGTTACATTAGAACTGAATCCTACGGCACCAGTAAAGGTTGAAACGCCTGCTACTGAAACATTTCCAGAGAATGATGCACTTGAAGATGCCGTAAGAGCAGCAACCGCAGTTGTTCCAGTGAGTGTGGGGGATGCTGAAAATACAACTGACGAGGAACCAGTTTCATCAGTCAGTGCTGAAGCAAGGTTTGATGATGAAGGAGTCGCTAAGAATGTAGCAACGTTAGCACCGAGGCCACTAATACCTGTTGATACTGGAAGACCAGTACAGTTAGTTAATGTACCAGAAGAAGGAGTACCGAGAACAGGTGTTGTTAGTGTAGGGGATGTTAGTGTCTTATTTGTCAGTGTATCTGTTGAAGAAGTTGTGACAACGTTGACACCTTCGACAGCAATTCTTCCTGCGGAAGCTCTTGAAATTGTTGTGTCTGTAGCGTGTCCTAACTCAAGGTTTCCGCCGACTGCTAATGTATTTGTGCTTGCATCAAATGTTAAGTCAGCATCTGTTCCAGATGATGTCATTGTGCCTGTAGTCAGGCTGGTTACAACTACTCTCTGAACTCCAGATGCTGCACTTAAAGAAGAACCAGTATTTGAAAGACCTGAACCATCACCATAAAATGATGTTGCTGTAATTGCAAGACCTGTAGCGTTAATACCGCCGGAGGTAATGGTTACTCCAGTACCAATGACAGCACTTGTTGCAGTTATAACGCCAGCACTTACAATATGTCTATTATCATCAATAATATTTGAACCTGAAATTTTAATGGCCATTTTTTTGAAAAATTTTTAGGTTACCTTGTGTTATTTATGGTGTGCAAATATTAAGAGTAGTTATACAATGAAAGATTTCCATACCAAGTTGAACCACCATTGAATGTGTAGAACGTATAAACGTCAGTTCTATTTGCTGTGGTAGTTCTTGTTGGAACTACCCCGTTTGGCCATACTACTGAAACAGGCCAAGTAATTGTTCTACCAGCAGTGCCATCATTCGTTAAGTGCAATGTAAATGCAACGGTATCTCCAGATGGAACTGATCCTAAACTGAATACCCATGTAGCATTTCCAGTTAAAGTAGCGGTTACAAAAGTTCCGTTTGAAAGATCAAGAGTTGGGGCCGTACCAGTGTTACCAAAAGCATACCGCTTTTCAGCATAACCTTGAAGAGTAGCATATTGTACTACTCTTCCAGAAGTGATAATATCAGTACCACCGATCTGATAACTACCAGATCCTTTTGTTGTGTAAGATGTTGCAGACACAACGCCAACTGCATTAACACCACCACTTGTAATTGTTGTTGCGGAACCAACAATTACGGAAGATAAAGTGGAAATACCTGAACCATTTATATTTCCAACAACATTACCACTAAATGTTCCTGCGGTAACAATTCCTGCAACAAATCCACCAGCAGCATTACGAGCAACAATTGCAGAAGCTGTATTTGCAGATGCTGCGTTAGATGTTACAGTAAATGTTTGTCCAGTTGCTCCAGTATAACTTGCAGAACCAGATAATCCAGTTCCTGATGTTGCAAGAGTTAATGTTCCTAATGTTCCACCGAGTGAAATACCAGAAATTGTTGATTGAGCAAGATTTGCTGTCGTAATTCCAGCAGAACCACTCAAGTTACTATTTGTCAACCCAGTAATACCAGAACCAGATCCACTGAAACTTGTTCCAGTAATAATTCCAGCAGTAATTCCAGAACCATTGAAACGACTTGTCCCAATAGTTGCACCTGTTCCGTCAAAAGTAAAGTTGGAAGATCCTGCAAATGTTCCAGCACTATTGAATTGAACTTGAGTTGTTGATCCCCCAGGTTTTTGTCCTTCAATAAAGATCGTACCAATACCTGCAGTAAAATTAGTGAATACTGTTGAAACACCAGAACCACGGAAGTTTAATAATGTAACACCAGAACCAACGAATCCCCCCTCTGTTGAAATACCAAGGTTTGGAGCTGCGTTAACTCCAGTTAAATTTGAACCATCTCCATAATAAACAACTGGTTGACCTCCGTTTGCAGCAGTAACAACTCCAGCGAATAATCCACCGCCTTGATCGACGCTTAGAATTTTAAGATGTGATGCAAAAGTTGTAACTCCAGTTACATTAATACCACCAGAGTTAATAGTAACACCACTTCCAATAACTGCTGATGATAATGTAGAATTTCCCGTTACATTTAATGATGTTGCAGTTGCTACACCAGTTACATTTAGATTTGTTGGAGTTACTTGAGTTGAATTTATATTTCTTATGGTTGCAATACCAGTAAGGTTAATTCCACCAGAAGTGATTGTAACCGCAGATCCAACAATCGCTGAGGTTGTAGTTACAACACCCGATGCATTAATACCATCGGAGTTAATTGTAACATTAGATCCAACAACTGCGGAAGATAATGTTGAAACTCCAGAAACACTTAAACGAGTTCCAAATAAAGTGTTTTGGTATGTAGAAACTCCTACAAAGGTAGAAACTCCTGAGACATTAATATCATCAAATTCACCTTGACCATCAACATCTAATCTACCACTAACTTCAACTTGATTTGAAAAAGTTGCAACTCCAGTTATTGTTAGATTTGTAATATCAACTTGACCACCCAATAATGCACTGTTGAGTGTTGTTTTCGCAGTTGCGTTAATTGTTTGAATCCCCGATAAACTTAAGAGTCCAGATCCATCGGTTTCAAATACTGTTGTAGTTCCAACTCTATAAACTGATGCTGTAGCAACGCCAAGTTGAGAAAATGAGGATATAAATTGCCCAACTGTAGCAATACCAGTAACTACAATATTGGTAACGCCAATTCCACCTTTGACATTAAAGTCATGAACTAAAACACTTGTTCCAACACCAACTTTATTATTGTCGGTGTTTACAATGAATAATCCGCCATTAACCTCAAGACCATTTTTAATTACAAAATTCTTAGTAATTCCAGCCATTGAGGTTCACTCTCCCCTCTGTTGATGGTTTTTATTATTTATCAGGAATAATTATAGATTGAAAGAATTCCGTACCAGTTGCTTCCACCATCCTTAGTAAAGAATGTATAAACATCACTCTTATTAGCAGTGGTAGTTCTGGATGGAACTACACCATTTGGCCAATTAACATTTGCCGGCCAGGTGATTGTTCTGCTTGGCGTTGCATCGTTCGTCAAGAATAATGTAAATGATGTAGTTGTTGCTGGAGTATTTGTAAATGTAGCAAAGGTTGCATTTGCATTTAATGTTGCAGTTACAAAGGTTCCATTTGCAAGATCAATTATAGGAGCAGATCCTGTATTACCAAAAGCATAAAGAGTATCGGCAATTGCACCAGTTGCAGTTAAACTTCCAGTAACTGTTAGATTTCCACCAACTGTTGAATTACCAGTAACATTTAATGTTCCACCAATCGTTGTGTTACCGGTAATGTTTGTTGTTCCAATAACATGAAGATTTGACGTTGCATTTGCAGTTCCAACACCAAGACTATTTGATACATAGGCATTTCCAATAATATCTGCAGCACCTCTTGGAGTTGCTGTTCCCATACCTACACGATTTGTATCTGCAATGACAAGGGTATTTCCTTGACCAGCATGGGCAATTGATAAGTAAGAACCACTGCTTGCTGAAGATCCCTGATAATTATATGTCAAAAGAACTGACTGGAAATTATCTGTTCCGAAGGTTCTACCAATCGCAATACCCGCAGAACTTGATACTGCCAGATTTGGTGCAAGGAATCTTGCAAGGCCACCATCTACACTTGTGGAAACACCAGTGGAAACATTAAGTCTTGCAGGAGTAAGAGTTGTTCCGATTCCAACGTTAAGATTTACATAAATTCCAGTACCAAGACCTGTAGATACATTTGTCCACTGTGATGCAGCTGATAATCCAGTAAGTTGTGAACCATCACCATAGTAAGTTACAATTCCTGTGGATGCGGTAATAATTCCAGAAGAAATTGATGTAATACCTACATTTAAACTTCCAATACTAAGAGATCCTATGGTAACAATACCACTGATTCTTGCATCACCAACAACGTCTAATGCAGACCTCGATCCTGTTGTTCCGATGCCAATACCAGAAGAGACATATGCATTCCCTGTAACTTGAAGTTTTTGACTATCAAATCCAGTTGATGTTGCAGCACCGATAATCAGTGTTGAGTTGTCTTGGAATAGGAAGTTTGCATTACCAGTGTTTGTGTTAGATGGGCTCTTATAAAGAACCTGATTTGCTCCACCAAATACAAGACCATTTGGAAGGGTTCCAATGAATCCAAAAGGTTCCCATTGATTATCTACGGTGTAAACCCATCCAAGATACTCATTGTGTACTGGTCTTGCTTTATAAACAACATCACCAGAATTGCCCGCTATAGCTGGAGTTGTTCCAATTCCAACAGTAAACTTACGAGCAACATCAGCATCTCCTTGAAGAAGTAATGATCTTGCTTCAATACCATCTTCTGATGTTGATGTTAATTTTGCATCAACGACAATTGGACTTTCAAAGGTTTGTACTTGTTTCTCTGGAGTTAATACTTTATCCCCCGTGACAGTGATTACTGGAGTACTGAAAGTTTCCTCTCTTCCTGTGGCTTTTGTAACTCTATTCGTTGTATAAAAATCACCTTTATCATCCATTCCACTGTATTGAATAGCGCCACCAGACACTTTAAATGCACGACTCAATTCAATTTCTTTTTGTGTCAGAGTTCTATTTTGTCTGTCGGGGAAAGCAGTTGAATAGTTACCAGGACCAAAACCAAGATATTCAAATGTATGAGCTGAAGCACGAATAATTGAGTTTCTACGAAGTTCAATTGGATAGACGTGAATGTGTCTTACAGCAGTTCCACTGGGGTGGTCTTGTAATGGAGTACCAAATAAAGCTCTATAAGCGTATACAGTGCTTCCAGATACTGTTTGATTGATTCTAAAAATCTCATCATTAATCGAAAAGTAATCGCCAATCTTAAGTCCAAGAATATCTGCATTATTAACAACAAGTGGAGTTGATTCCGAATCTGTTGATAAAATAGAAGAACCAAGAGTTGTTGTAATTCCAGCATATGAAACACTCAAACGTCCAGAAGAACCTTCAAATTCTTTCTCAATATCTCCACCATAAGATGTTAATCCTGGTTGATAAATTGTAATTAATCCACCAGGAGGAGTGGTTGCAGATGCGATTCCAATATTGACTGCAATAGATGTTGCAGAATTGATTTTTGTAACAATAAAGTCGCCATTGAATAAAGCTTTATCGGCACCTCCAATTCGAACTTTGCCATTCTTAATGAATGGATGAGATCCCGGAAATGTAATTGTTGCAATTCCAGTTGGTGCATGGTAACTAATCGTTGAAATTCCTAAAGTTTTCCCTGTGAGGAATAAGTTAGCACTCTCTGCGAAAGATCCAACCTGCGAAGAGAATCCAGATATTGCTTTTGAGGATTCAACAGTAATTTGATTGTTTGTTGTAATACCAGTGATCTTATAAAGTGTATTATATCCAGAGTATGCATCAGAGCTTACACCAGAAATACTAATACACTCACCAATATGATCATAGGTATTAGCGACAGTAAGTGTTGCCGGAGTATGTGGAGCATATGTTCCAATTCCACTTAAAGTGATAACATCTCCAACTTTATAAGCACTACCACCGTCCATGATCTGAACGTTTGTGATAGTTCCCGCAGCACTTACTGTTACTCGGGCATTTGCATTTGCACCTGTAGTCGAAACTCCAAGACGCACCGCATAAAATGTTCCATTGGTATAACCAGCACCAGCATTTGTGATACGAACAGATGTAATGCCACTCAGTCCATGGTCAATTGTTGTAAAGATTGTGTGAGCCGTTCCAGTTAAAGAGCGAATATCGGAAATTGAAACTGAATCTTCTAAATCAATGAGAATTTTCTCTGTGGTTTGTTTGGTGATGCTATTTTGTTTATCATCAACAACAACCGTTCCAATCTCATCAGATACTGCGAAAGTTCTTGCTGCTTGAGGATCTGATATTGGATTATCTCTATTTGTTTGAGGATATAATTGCTCAATCGGTTGAGATAATTTTAAATGTGTAAACGGAGCTACTGATGGAGAATTGCCATAATTTACTAACGTCAGATAGTAAATACCATCTTGAACATTTTGAATATATTCTTGAACTTCAACTGACTTATAAATTTGGAAGTCGGTCGCTAACTGTTTCTTCTTAAAGTGAGGAAGACTTGATGTTCTATTTGTCGTAACACCAGTAAATGTTCCTGGATTTTGAGTTAATGTATAACTAAACTGTTTAGCACTGCTGATTCCAGTAACCGTAAAAGTTCCATTGAATGCTGTACTTGCAATACCTGTTGTGTTTGCAGTTGAGACAACATTCAGAACTTCTACTTGCGATCCAATTCTTAAAGTGTGTGGAAGTTCTGTTGTAATTTTTGCAACATTTCCTGCCCACTCTGCCTCAGAAATAAATCTAAAGTTTCTTAATTCGTCTGCATTTGAAAGAGTAACAGATGTTGGAGAGAAATATTTTTGAATTTCTGTGGTTCCAGCACCAAGAACATTGTTCGAGTCTTGGATAATATATCCCTCAATTGGAGCTGCTCCAGGTGTTACAGTATCTTTTGGTATTACATAACGCAGACGATAAATGGTATCATCGGGTTGTCTTACATCTGGTGTTCTCTTGAAGAATGTTCTCTCCGTTGAGTTATAAAGAACAGCAGAGTTTAATGCTGGGTAAATGCTGTTTTCTGATGCCGCAGTTGCAACATTAACATACCATTGGTTTCGAGTTGTATCAAATCCAATTGGATGCCCAATATCTCCAGACTTTTTATCAGAAACTCTACTTACAATTTTTAATATACCACCTCTAGAGTTGATTGTAACCGGAGTATCATTAATTGCATCATTCAGTGATTTTGCAATCTTAATCTGCTGACTGCTAATTCCAACTGAAGTTGTATTTGTGATTGCATAATAAAGAGTATCACTTTCCACTCCATCTGGAAGTTGGGCTGTACTACTGATTATTCGAACTGATTCGCCATTGATAAAATTATGTACATCAGTTAATGTTATTACATTTGAAGTAATACTGTTGATGCCTGCAAGTCTTCCTACAACTGCACTCTTCTCTGCGGATACTTGTGTATTCGGCATAACAACTCGTGCCGAATATGTTGTCGTAACCCCAGATTGAGAAATATCTAAGAATAAGTAATCATCTTCTTTTGCACCAATTCGATATCCTTCAGTGACTTCTGATGGAGCATCATCTTGATTTGTGTAACCATGCAAATATAATCTTCCAGTTTGTGCTGCAGCAACTGTTTGAGTATAGTCAATTGGATAGAAACTTACACTTTCAGGATTGATTTCTCTTTCCTTTGGCGTAATGATATTCGTAATATAACCAATATCATCTTTTGCGAAAGCGTCTCTTCTATATCCAGAAGCTTGGAATGCTTTTGCACCAAAGTTTGAGTTTGAGTTATTAATTGAGTGATCGCCACCAGAATCAACAGAAAAATGCTGTGCATAACCAATAGCAAAAACAGAAACTAACTGGAGATATGCATTATTAACCGCTTTAATATGGAAGTTTTCATATGATGGTTTAAACTTGGATAAAGAATTTGACTGTAGATTTGAAACTGCAGTGAAATCTTGATATGTTCCAGAAGTTAAATCAAATTTAACGAAAGCCTTTTCATCTTTCTGAAGTCCAATACCAGTATATTGAGCTATAACCATGCTCTTAAATCCGTCTGCCTTTGATCCATCAGAAAGACAACCACACATTCCGAAAACAGAACGTAAGGAGATGTTAAAAAGATATGGAGATGCTGAAGTTACAGTATCAACAGAAATGCTTGCTGTTGCTCCAGAAACAGATGGAAGAAGATTTGTTGGTATATTTTGAACTTTATATGTGAATTGAGTATCACTTGCGACAGAGAATACAACGAATTGCCCATTATATCCCGTTGCAGATACTCCACTAATTTGAATGGGGGTATCAACAGCTAACTGAGGGAAACTCGATGATGTTGTAACAGTAATTGTTGTGTTTCCAGTGGATCCATCACCAGATTTAATACTACTGATTCCTACAGAAGCACCACGAGATCCAACAATACGATATTCATCAATAACTGGTTGAATATCTACTCCAGATGCAGGATAATCGGGACTGATGGGTCTTCCACTGCTATTTCCATAAGCAATACCGATTTTCTCATAATAAATGTCAAGATCAGTTCTTGCAGTTTCAAAAGTTTGGAAATCGTCAGCAATTTTTACATTGTTGACTCCATCTGCATATTCAAAAACAGCAAGTTTGTGGTGAGAAAAATTAGGTACAAATATATTTGATGTATAATCTTTGTAACAAGTTCCGTTAGGATCCGCATCAAAAATCGAAAATGTTGAAATATAGCAACCACCAGTAACTCTGAAAATACAAGATCTTTCAATACTATCATTTTCTGGATTTGGAACATAAAGTGGACGAATCTTTGTCTTACGAAGATCATATCCAACGAGGGATGTGCCACGAGGGATAATTACTCCACCATGAATACTATTCAGTTTATAGAGTGCATTGTTATTATTTGCAATATCAAAATCTGTTGTATTTGAAAATTCACCAAAATCTGCCGAAGTTGCACCACTTCTGAGTCTATAATTTGATGTACCATCAGGAATCCATCCTGGGCGATTATCAATTACATGTTCTCCAGGATAAAGAATAATGGTTGTTTTATTGAATCTATCGTTATCAAGTCCTCTTTGATATGAAAATCTCGCTGCTTCGATTAAAGCCCTTTGAACTGTCTTAAATGGGCGGGCTAATGAGTTACCTTGATTCTCAATTGCGTCTGTAGAATCAAGAGCATTTGGATCAACGTAAATAATTGTTCCACGAGTTGATTTCAGAAAATTATCTAATCTGGAGAGACCCATCTTATTAGTTCTATAGTTCCGTTATAGATTATTTATCATAAGAAAAAGGGGAGACCTATAAAGATCTCCCCTTTCGCACTTCCTTCACACGTATTATATATTACCATACTTTTGTTCTTTCCACAAGGGCTTCAATCCGTTTTCAAAAACCATAAGATACCGATGTTTACGAGAGCGATCCCTCCACTCACCATCAGCACCTCGAATACTACCCCTAGAGTGTTTAGTTCCATCAGCATAGTAAAAATCTTTTTTGGGATCTGTCAGGCCGTAATATTGAAAATTGCAAGCTCTGTATATAACTCCAGTGTGGTGATCAGCGTCAGCGTAACTAAGAATAGCACGAACTGTGGCATCTTTTCTAAACCTCCGAATGCAACGACTTAAGAACCAGGATGTAATGTTATATTCTTCTTTTTGTATGTTGGGGTGTATACAAAGCCTAGAAAGTTCGTATATACCCTGTTGTTGATTTCTTTCTAATCCAAATGCTCCTACGGCAATTTCTGGAACTGGGAGACCAGTAAAAACGCAAGTGCCAAGACACCCGCCAATATTAAGAGGGCATTCGAATGTAGATCTAAAAAGTCCATAGTTGAAACCAGATTTAAAATCTTTGGATTCATCTTTAAGATAATGATGTGTGTAAAGAAGATCTTTGATTTCTTCTTTACTCACCCTATCTATATAAAAATCTGATTTCATCTAAGCATTATTACTCAGTTTGTTTGCATTCTAACATATATTCTACAGTGTTCGCTACATCGTTCATAGCATCACGAAGGAAAGGTTGTTGTCCAGACTCCTGACGACGAATAGGACGTGTGGAATCGCAAAGCGTCCAACGCCACTGCTTCATCGAATCACAATACCATAGTTGAATCTTCATGCTTGAAATGCTCCAGTTCGATCCAATTAAGCAAGGTTTGGAATGAATTGATTGATGCTTGGGTGCAGTTATCCTTTTTAAGGTGCTCAACATAGTATTCAAGTGCTTCAATGACCATTTGGCGGTCTTGTTGTGAAATTAATGACATTTGGAGTTTAAAGAACTCAAGCCCCCGACAAGATTCGAACTTGCGACCAGCGGTTTACAAAACCGCTGCTCTACCACTGAGCTACAGGGGCATTATGAGTATTTAACTGCAATTGTAAAACGATGTTTATCAGTAAATGCAGTTGCTTTGTGTATGATATTAGCATCAAAAAATGCTAATCTATTTGGAATAGGCAAAACACTTGTTCCAATATTACCAATAATAAATTGAGTTTCTCCACCAGAATTTATTTTATACTCTGCATTTACATAAAACAAGCACGTGATTACACTATCTTTATCCTTATGATAAAAGGCTTTTTCTTCAGGAGCAAAACAGTTTACATACATTCGGTGAATTGACAAATTTTCAACTTGTTTAACTTTTTCTCTAATTTTTTCATTGAATAATTTAAAAATATAATTTTCTTTCCTAATTTTAGATGTCATTCCAGTTGGACGTTCACCGTAATTATCTGATGCTCCATAATGATATGGGACATTTAAACAATAATCAATTACAGATTTATATTCTTGATAAGGTAAAAAATTATCAATAAAATCAATCATTATTAATCTTGGGGTAGAATTTCTGGATTTTCCAGTTCAAGTTCGAACAACATTGGATGACACTGTTCATCAATCAAGTAGAATGATGTTCTGTATAAATCTTCTGGTTCGTACTGTCTTTCTTTGTCAGCCACTTCGATTAGCTCCAGATCAAATATAGATTCATCTGGAAGTTCGTCAAAAGTAAATGGAATACCTTCTATGAAATACATTAGAACTATTTTGGTTCCTTCATCATACCAAACATGTCTGGCATCAATTCTGTATTTCATAGGATTATTTCCTACTTTTGTTTATTTAGGGCATAACCCCATACCCGTGGACAGATTCGAACTGTCGCTTGAACGATTTTAAGTCGTTTGCCTCTTCCGCTGGGCTACACGGGCAAGAAACTCATTCTACCACATAAGTGGGAGGATTGAGGCGGCAGTATTCATTGAATGTAATCTTCATTTCTTTGTTGGTGAGACCACAGTTTTTAGCTGCCATGGGGACGTTCCACTTTGCTTGGAATAGCATTTCCATAGATCGTCTTGTTTCAGGTCTCATAGAGGACTTGCATACGAAAGAACATCTTCACCAACAGTATCACGAACATAATTGAGTACATTCATGAACTCATCAACAGTGTCACACTTAACTTCCTTTTCAGATCCTTCAGTGGAGTACAGATAAACTGTACGCTTTACAGGATCCACAACGCAGCGTGACAGGAACTCGTCTTTCATTTGGGATCGGTTGATTACTTGGCTATTATAGAGCGGCGAAATGGACCTGTCAAGTCTATTTGTTGATAGAATACTGGGAATTGTCTCCAGGATACTGGTCTCCCTCATATTCTACGATCAGTTTCTCCCCATCAATTCTCTCACCATAAACAACATAGTGACAATGTATAGGACCACCTTCTCTATTCTTAACGATAATATTTTTGCCCCAGGAAATTTTTTCGACAAACAATTCCTGATAGCAACCAATTGGGGTCAGATTGATTGTAATTGATTCTGGATCAACAAGTGCAAACCAATAATCTGGAAGATGAATTATATTTGTATCTTGCATCTTCCCACGATAATAAACAGCAGACTCTGGGCCTTCTAAACAAATGTGGCGAAGTCTCCATCCTTTTTTAGTTGGGTGCTCAATATCAAATGCTTTTCTAGATGTAAGTGTAATACCACTTGCAGTCACTTCAGATGCTGTTACCGTTCCAGAAAAATTACCGGTTGTCGCCGTCACAGCACCTAGAGTACAAGTAGGACTACCTGTAATGGCAGTATTGACTTGAATTGTATTGATTTGTGCGCCACCATGAACAACTCTTGCACAGGCATCAGCGGGATAGTCTGTGTCTCCAGTTAGAGCCTTTCCAATGAAATCCAGTGCGGGATCTTGAGATCCAGAAGTAGATCCACTACAACTTTTGTTTCCAATTGCTCTCGATACAAATTCTTCCATGATTAGTTTTCCTTAACATCATAGTGATAACCGGAGATTGAATACTGGTTATTATCTCCTGGATAATCCGCAGGACTTTCTCCTTCATACTCTGCAATCAGGGATTCGCCATCTTTTCTTTCTGCAAAGATGTGATAGAAACAGTCAATCGGCATACTATAGTTTGATTGTAAATGAATTGCTTCATTATCAACTCTCTTCACGATTACACTTTGGTGCGAACCGACAGGTGTAAGTTGTACTGTAATTGTTTTAAAGTCTACAAAGTCCTTCCAATATTCTGGGAGTTTAATCACACTCTCGTTTGTGACACGACCACGAATATAAACATCATTATATGGTGCTTCCGGACAAGTATGTCTCAGTCTCCATCCCTCTTTCGATGGGTGTGGGATATCAAAGTTCTTCTTTGCAGAAAGAATGTGACTACCGCAGCGAGACATGACTTCTCCCTGAGCCACCAGATTTAATCCAACATTCACATTTCCAGAAGTATCAACTACTCCTAAAAATGCAGATGAACCATCAATTGCAAGAGTATATGGGTTGTTTACCCCAGTACATAATGCACCAGGAACAATTGGTGGAGTAAGAATATCAGAATTTGATACTGGACCAACCATCAACGTTGCAGTCAGAACTGGTGGCGGCGTTCCAATAATTGCAGGACCTTCAATATACGAAGAACCACGAATTTCTGTTGGTCCTCTTCCTAAGACTTCGGGTTTACCTTCACCTACAAAAAGCCTCTTTCCTATAGCGACATCATCAAATTGCATTATTAACCTCCAAAGGTATTATTTTCAGTTTCGGCAGTTCCACCGTATTTAGACTTCTTAATCTTGGACGCTCCAGTGGCACAAGCAGAAAGTCCCCCATAAATGTCTAAGACTGCATTACCTACAATTTTGCAGGTATTTGATGAGAAGAACTTTGCAACTGAAGATGCATTGATTTCTACGTTCTTTGAAATGATTTCAACTTTCTCGTTTGATTTGAGTGTAATGACGCCGTTTTTATTATCCGCACCACTCGCAAGAAATTCAATATTTTCTGCTTGAAACTTAATTCTACCACGAGTTGCACTAAAAATGATGTCCCCATTGATACACTCAACATAGAATGCGGGCATTCCATCTTCAGAACCACTTCTTACATCATCTCCACATTTGATTTGATATGTTCCTGGGCAACGATTAATTGTCCCTCCTTTTAGACCTTGTTCCACATTTCCTGTGGCATTCATGGTCATATAGTGTCTTGGATCAGATCCGCTTCTAGCTAAAAATGCTGAGATTTCATTGTTATTATGAATATGACCAAATTTGATCTCACCATCCTTGTTACCGTATCTTATCGTATGATAATTTTTTACTTCTGACATTAGACTTTACCGACACAATCGACAACATGAATAATCTTTTCTCCAACTGGGGAAATTGGAGAACCTGTTGTTAACACTTGTTCTCCTTCTGGTCCAGTTATAGAAATAAGTTCGTTCTCAGGAACATCTCCAACTCTATTTACGCAGAATACAGGAACTATCTGAGCATTATAACCTGTTTGTGTTTCGATGTAAATGTTTGGTCTTTCGGTGAATCCCATTCCAGAAGATATGATCTTCACAGATTCTAAAGATCCAAATGGACCAAATTGTGGTTGTAAAATTGCACCATTGTTTGGAGAAATAATAATTTTATCAGTATCACTATATCCAACTCCAGGATTAACAATCTCTACAGAACACATATACAGTATAACTGGGTATTGTGCAGTTGTAGAACTTGGTTGAATTGCTGTTGAGTTATTCCCAACTTGTTGTCTAGGTGGTGGACAATCTGGAGCAGTGATTGATTGCTCTTCAGTTGCAACATAAGAAGCTTGTCCTGCAAGTTGAACAGTATCACCGGCTTTAACTTGCATCACCTCACCTGGATCATATGGCATATCCCAGGTTCGATTTGCTCTTTGGATGATTGATTGACATCTCGTAGCCCAAACTCTACCATCACCACCAAGATCTCCATCTGGCGATGGTAAATAACCAGTTCCTGGTTGTTCAATTACAACGCGAGTCACACCATTTGTAGTTCCATTTGGATCTGACGCATAAGTTCCGTTTGGTTGTTGAGAAACTGGACCGATTGATACTCTTCCAACAGCACCAGTTCCTTTTCCACAAGCATCTTCAAATCGAATAAATGGTTGCTCAGTATACCCAAATCCAGTTGCAATAATATCAATACCAAGAATATCTCCTGTAGCACTGATAATTGCATTTGCTGCAGCTCCTTGACCGCCGCCGCCGTAGAACACAACGTTCGGTGGTCCACACTGAATCGGTCCAGTAAAGCAACTGTTTTGGAAAATATCAGAGAAGTCTAAATCAAAATTAAAATTATTTGGATTGGTTACTTGCTGTGCTGTTGATGCAAACTGCTGAACCTTATTGAAAAGATCATCAAAGTTTAGTTTTGTATTTGATCCTGCACCATCCCAAATACTCCACTCTTTCAATTCTCCGCACGATGGTTTTTCTTCGCAAGTGAAGAAACCAAGGAGTTTTCCTACAAAATCTAAAACTCCAGCAGCAATATCAAAACCACCACCAACTAGAGCTTCGATAGGTCTTAAAATATTGGTCAAAGCAGAACCAATTAAACCAGTAAGTTTTCCAAGCAGTCCGCCGATGAAATTATTAACAAAACACTCAGCAACGTTGAGAACCTGATCCACCATTGCCAACAGTGCTTTTCCAATCATTTTTAATAGATTAGAAATAATTTTATTAAACAAACAAGAGATCAAATCATTTGCTTTTTCTACTTGTTTTTTAAGATCTGGTCTTTCATTTGGATGAAGAAGATAATATGTATCCTTCATTGTATTATTGACTTTTTCAGTTGTCCACTTTCTGATTCCGTCAATAATATCTTTGTAGAATTTAGTTATATCTTTTGCAGCATTATTCACTTTCATCTGAATGTAATCAGATACGGACATCTGCTGTCCCTTATAATTAATTGGTTTTAAGACAGTATTCTTCCAATCTTTAATTTGTTTCTTAGCATTCTCAATATCTTTAATTAAATTCTTAATTGCAAGTTGAACACCTTTTAGCTCAGCGGGATCGCACTTTGATTTAATTGCATTTTGTCTCTCGCCGTCATCTTTCTGCTGCTGATCGCAAATATTATCCGCATGTTCACCATCAGCACATTCTCTAGGAGCAGATTCCCCAGATCCTTCTGGAGGAATCGCATTATAAGGAACTCCCTCTCCAACAAATCCACTATGAGGTACAAATGGTTTGACTGGTATTGATTGTGCTAATTGTGTTTGACGATTATTTCCTAAACAACCAATAATAACAGGATCTTCTCTATCAATTCCATCACGATAAAATCCAATGACATATGTTCCTTTTTTTAAATTTGTGGTCTGATAACTTCCAGAATGCCCAGAACCTGCTGTAATTGGATAGACGCACTCTGCCATATCCAGACGAGAATTTTCAACATCTCCAATATCTCGTCCAAAAATACGCACACGAAATCTTTTTCCCCAACCAAGACCATCTTGGGAGTTTTTCCACTTACTTTTTGGTGCATTATCTTTCCAAGTGGAATCGTCAACAATTTGCCCAAACCAAAAATACATTGGTTGAAGGGCTGCGTTTTCTTGATTAAATAAGGTTCCTTGCATCAGTCTTCATAGATTCTGCATTCGGCAGCATCTGGATGCGTGTCGCAGAATAACTCAAGTGCATTTGGATCATGGTCATCATCTGGATGATTGACCTGATACTGTTCTAATGCATCAAGTTCATCTTCAATGTGACGACGACGTTGAGCATTTGTATCGGGATTATCTAATTCGTCCCGATCATCATTAATATGTTGTTGAAGTGTTCTGTTCATTGTTTTAAATCAGAAAGGTTTTCTTCCTATAGATTCTCTCACTAAATTAAGTCTAGTGAAAGTTTTATTAGTTGTGATTAAATGACACAAATCTACTATCATATATAGACCTCCTTTTCTATGACTCACTGACTTTGAAGTATTGGTTGTCATCTCTGGGAAATCACAATACACAATATCTCCAGCTCTAAGACCAAAATCACCCGTGATTGTCATTGACATTTTCTGAGTGAACAACTGATTATATCTCATTGATGATTGACGGATAATCGAATCAATATCATAATCATTTTCTTTTGATTTCTTTAACTGCTCTTCTAAATTTTTTCCTGGCGGTAAGACTCCTTTCTTATCATATCGAACAACAACACGAGTTGATTTATCTTGAAGTCCTAAGTCCTTTGCAATGACTGGATGTTCCGTGCCGCCCATCTTATCTTGATCTTCTTGATTTGTGTGCGATGTTTCGTTTCTTCTTGGTTTGTTATCATAAAAGTTTGTTGCTCTTAATTCTGTTCTGAATAAAGATCCTGTCACCAAAGATTTTTCTACATCAATTGAACTATCATAGGAATAATTCAATATCTTAGCATCATAACTGACAGGAAGATCAGGAGTTCGAGTATAGATTAATTTCCTCTTATACTTTTGTCCAAATAACTTATCAATAGACTTAAATTTATATCCATCGGCAGTCTCAAAGAATAGATAACCAGCACTCTTTCCAGTCGAGCCTGTAGGAATTGATCTCTTTGCCAACCAAGCGCACTTGTAGAATGGTTTTTCAGATCTACCGAGGAAACTAAAAAGATTTTCTGTTTCGTCAGTGTCAATAACCTTTGGAGTCTTTAGTGCGTTCTTAAGTATAGAATCCACAGAATCTGATATTTTTCCATCGTATCTTTTTGTGACTCTAGTTTCAACGAGTTCATTATCCAAACACTCTTTAGACCACAGATCAATCATGTATGTCAGTACATTTTCTTGTACCGCATCATGTATGGCTTTGATTCTAAATTGACTATCTCCAGAAAATTCTAACTTTTGCCCGTATCCATCTTCCATTAGAAGAGTAACTTCTTCTCCACCAGTTAACTTAAGATCTTCCATCTCCAAAGCAGAAGAACCTTCACCAGTAGTTCTTTCTCCAGAGTCAACTAATATAGAACTGACACGAACTGTATTATCTAAAATACTTTCATAGTATTGAAGTTGAACACATCCTAAAGAAACGTCCAAACTCTTTCCTTCGTTTGACGTAATTTCAAACTTAGATATTTCAGATTCTTTTGCGGTAATATTGGGAGTTTGATATGTCATCCGATAAACGATGGTATTGTACTATTTACTCCAGGAAAATCAATGTTCGATGTTCCTTGTAGCGGGGGTGTTCCCGATCCTGGGATTTCTTTTAGAATAATCTTTTCTTTTAAAATAAAAGTAGTTCCACCACTTTCAGCATATGATGGCATCATAGCGAGTTGTTGCGCGGTATCCATAACTTTCGGACTTGATGAGGCAATTTGAGCAGCTGGTGCTGATGTAGATGCAACTGCTCTTTGAGTTCTCGTTTGAGTAGTAGTTGGTCTTCCAGTGTATTCGAAATGGACAGGATCTCCAGGAATTGCCATATATTTCCATCCATATCTTGGACCATTTCTTAAAAACCAATCATATCCAGGAGTACCTGTTTGAATATCTAAAGCGATACCAAATCCATGTCTGGAGGTTCCCACCTTAGCAACAACGGGATATTTTTTAGAATCAATCAATGCTTGTTGGTGAGCGAGACTTCGATATGCACTAGTAATAAGAATTGTAATTCCTTCTCTTTTTGCTTGAGCATCAGCAGCTATGAAAGCAGCAGCTGCATCATTTCTCAACATTGCAGCGTTACCATACCAGTCATAATAATCTGGTCTGCCATATAGCGTTCCAACTCTTGTAAGTTCCTCTGGTTTTAATCTTCCATTTGTACCATCTAAAGGAAGAGAAGAATATTCTACTGTTCCCTTAACATTTGGAGAAACTTGTGCTGGTTTTAATTTTCCTGCACGGAATGATGATATTTGAGCTCCTCCTGGTTCAAATCCAAATGCATGGCCATGTCTCCTTTGCTCAGTATCATTTGCGAGATGATTATTCGCATCTTCAAAAGCAATCGCTCTAAAACTATCTCTAGGACCAACGAAAGTCGCTGCAGATCTTTGTCTATTTTGATCCAATAACGCACCAGCAACTGTTTCTAAATTTGCTCTGGTTCTTCCTTTTCCATACTTTTCAACGAATCTAATCGCAGAATCTTTATCTTTAATTTTATTCCACTCATCAATTGTTCCATAATCTCTTACTGGTTGAAACTGTCCCCCATTTCCCTGCATGATTACTGATCTAATATCACCTGGCCACGAAGGTGATGCAACGCGATTGTAAATTACCTGAGCGACATCAGCAGCGCCTTGTGGATGTCCATTTTCCAACAATGCTCCAACAGCAAGCAACCAAAAGTCTGGTTGATCACTACTAACTTTTACTATACCCCCACCACCAGGAGGTGGTTCAAAAGTATCGGTCCTTTTTGTTTTTAAAATTTCAGAAAATATCTTTGCTAATCTTCCCTCAATGCTTCTCTCAAAAAGTTTTCCTAAAGCAATTCCTATTTCCTCTGCATTTGTTGCCTTTCTGGTGATTCCCCTAGTAATTGCACCACCTTCAGCCATAGCAGCAATTGTACTAACAATATTTGAAACAGATGTATTTGCTTGAGCGTCAATACTAGGACCCATCATATGTGCCAGAGAATCTCCAAAAGTTTTATAAATTCTTCTGTCTGGTTTCTGACCCATACTAATATCAACTGCCGCTGCCATCAAAGGCCCAATGAATGGAACTTTACTTAATGTTGATGATGTTGACATTAATGTATTCAGTGGACCTGGTTCATTTCTTTTCGGTGAAGATGGGAATACCATTTCAATTTTTTGTTTTCCTCCAATATCTTTTCCTGGTTGCGTTATTTGCCTATAAATTACAGGAACAGTTTTAGTTTCTACTTTTTGTATTGCTCTACTAATTGGTCCACCAACTGGTCTACCCTCTCTTGTGATGCCACCAGGAGCCATTTTTTTGACATAACCACCAGATGCTTGTTGTGGAACTGGAGTTTTTTCTTTGGGCGGTTTGTATAGTCCCAACGTCATGATCGAATTGATCATGTCCTTAAAATCATTTGTAAATGTGTCAAATGTTTTTTGAGCGTCTTTACCACCAAGTTCATTTACTTTTTGAGAAAGATCATTTTTAAATTTATAACCACCTTCAATTAATCCACCAGCAATATCAACGGTTCCCCTAATGATGGCACCAAAAGTATCCATCGCTGCAGGAAGTTTTGATACAACTGTTCTTAAGGGTGAAAGTTTGTCCGAATAATTTGTTAGAATATATCCTAAGAATGTATATCCAAGAAAATTTTGAACCGTATCAAAAATACCTGTTTTTGGTAAACTTGGAAGATTTAATTTAGATGCTTCTTTTGGTTGTTTTTGTTCTAATTTTCCCTCTTTTTTTTCTCTCTCTTCGTTTTCTTTTCTTGTCTTTTTTTGCTTTCTTGTTTTTTCTTTTACTTTTTTAGTAGTATTGACAACTTTGTCTACGTTAATTAATTTCTTTTTGATCTTTAAGTTTAAAAGATCATCAATCTTTTTATCATAGGCAGCAGCCATCCTTTCACCTACGGAAAGTTTTGCTGGTGGTAGTAATTTCTGAGGATTGACTGCCATGGTTTATTGTACTATCCCATAGATTTGTGCGTTTTCCATTCTACGATTTCCTGGTGCCGTTGCTGAGAATGATGGTACTTCAGATCCTCCTGATTTTTGTGGTATTGTCGATGGTGCGTTTTCAACTGTTGGGGGAAGAGTAATTACATTTGCTTTACTCTTTGATACTGGCATTAATCCAGGAGTTCTTGGTGAAGATGAACTTAACTTGGCATAACGTTCAGGGGCAACCATCATATCTTCAACAGTTCCATATCCATATTGCTGCGCTCTAACTGTGGTATTTCTCTGTTGCATCATATTGTAGACATACATTCCTAATTGCATAGCCGCAGAATACTGTGGTATTCTTTCAAATGCTTGACGAACTGCAGGCGTTGGTGCTGATCCAGTTCCTCCTTTTTCAGCAGGAACATATCTTGGTCTTGGAATACCTAATGGATTTCTTTTTGTTTTTGTACGATCCCAATCAAGAAAGTCTCTTGAAAAAACTCCTCTATCAGGTCTTCCAAATATTGATGGTTTAGATCCCTTTGCAAAATTAGCATCACTTTGACCTCTTTGTTTTAGGTCATCCCGCATCAAATCAAACCAACTAGCACGACTTTCTCTTGGAACTCGAACATTCCTTCCTTTGTTCCACCAATTCATAAATCCACCGACTAATCCACCGTTTCTAGCAAATTGAATATTGTTTGCAAATTTTGGTTTGTTTGCGTTTGGACCACCAAACATTCTATTTAAATTAAGTAAATTGCCAACACCAACTGCTCTTACAGCGGCACGATTCATTACAACTTCACCTGGTTGCAATGCTGTCAGTTGAGTATCTGGTCCAGCACCAGAAATTTTAAGTCCAGTACTCTGATCAATTAACCCGCCAGATTCAAATAAACTTGGAAATAATTTTGGAGATCCATCTGGATTTCTTCCATATGGAGCTTCTTGATTTTCTTTTACTTGCGCTGCAGTTTTCGGTTTTGTTTTTACATCTGGTACACGTCCAGGAGCAACTCCAGGTACAGTTCCTTCATATCCAGTTAATCTATATTCTTTTCCAGTTACCTGGCGCATCTTTGCAGCACCAGACTCGCCCAAAGCAGTTACTCCCGCAGCAGCTGCAACTAATGGAAATCTAAATGCAAGTTTTGTAATTTCACCAAGAACAGTTCTTATAAAACCACCAAGAGGAGTCAAAAACAAACCAGCTGCACCCAATAAAGCAGGCCAAAAATCACCAATGAATTTACCTATTGCAGCAACTTTAGTTTTATTTTCTGGATTTGATAACCAATTCAGTGCTTCATTAATTCCTCTACCAAGAAAAGTATAAAAAAGATAATTGTAAATCGTATCAAATATTCCTCTAACTGGTGCAAACAATTTTTTGGCAGCCGCCATCACTTTCTTTGCACTTGATTCTAACGATTCCTCTTTCTTTTTCCTTCTTGCATTTTCTTCACTTTTTCTATTTTCTTCCGCTTCTTTCTTGTCTTCCTTACTCTGATCACTCAGATTTTCTGAAATTGATTCAACAATCGCACCAATACTCGCCAAAGATTTTACGATTGGGGCAGATCCAATTCCTCTTGCACCAGGAAGAAGTTTCTGTCCGACTCTCCCAACAGATGTTATACTATTGACACTGATTGTTTTCGCTTTTGGTTTGAAGCGACCAACCTTTCCTCTTACTCTTTTCCTTTCGTTTGCAAGAATTGCTTGTTCTTCTGCTTGTAAAGTATTTTTTCCTTGAACTTGCGCTTCTTTTAATAAGACAAGATATGTCTCGTAGTCCAGATCAAAAACATCCTCAAGACCAACGAGTCTTAGAATTCTAGCATCAATAGTTTCTGTAACTAATTGGTCACGCATTTTGTTGCTGCTTGAGTCTCTCTTCTTCTAAGTGCTGATCCAACAAACCAACATAGATGTCTCGTTCCCAAGGCATCATGTTTTCTATCTCAGTTAATGAATATTTATGGTACTGGATGAGAGAAAAATTAAGTTTATAGTATGAAGCTAGGTCCATGTGGACTAGGCCTATGCGAAAAAATTTGCCAGACCCTCCAGAACCACTTCACTTTCAATACCACTCTTTGGATTCTTAATCTTAACAGTGTGCGACAGTTTAGGCATGGTCTCAAAGAATTTTTCAATCTGTTGGAACTGTTGAGTATTGAATTGATCGAGAAACTCCATCAGTTCTTTTTGAGTTACGTCGGCACAACTCCAAACTTCATCTCCCTGATAAACTTTATCAATACATGATGCAACAAGATCAAATGATTGGTCGATTAAGTTTGATCCAGAAAAATCAAAGTTATTCTTGATAAACTGATCCAATGATGGGTATTTCATTTCCATCATAATTGAATCATCAACTTGAATTTTATTCGTGTGCTTTTTATCTTTTACGACTTGAATTTCATCAACAGAAATTGTCACCGGAACTGTGATGTCTTCATCATCTGGGCAAATTACATTGACTTCAATCTCTTCCCCCACAGACTTACCACGAATATTGAGGAAAAGATATTCAATATCAAATGTGGGAAGTGATTCAATCTTCACACCTTTTGATAAAATGCAATTTTTGATAACAGTTTTGATCGCTGACGAGATTTCCTTCATGTTCTCCGATTCCAGAGCGAGAACAAGAAGTTTTTCTTCTCTAACTAAAAATGGTCTGTACTGAATTGTTTGTCCAGTTGAAGGCAAATCCAACTCATACGTTGGCGTAGAAATCTTAGGTAAAGGCATGATCTATTATAATATATGTGAATATTTATTATGCCAATTCTGGTGGGAATGGAAGACCAACTCCAGCTGGGAAGGTGTTTGGATCGAAGAAATCACCCCAAGGAAAATCTTGAGGAACAACACTTGGATTATTGTTTGAAGGCGCAGCCAAAAGATATCTAGTGTAAGTGAATGAAACTGTACATTTTAATACTGATGGTTGATCGTAAGACACGGGAATGGAGTTAATACTAATTGGAAATGCATTTACAAAAGTGTATTCTAAATGATCCAATTGTGGATCTCCCAAAAATTGACCTCCAGGATATCTAGTAGAAAAATCAGAATTTTTCTCAAATTTTAAAATTCTGATTGTAGATTTATAGTCGTCGGGAAATCTTACTCTTGTATTATACGTAGGCATTATAGATGATGTTGTATCAACATTTGGTTGTTTTTTATATTGACCACTTATTCTGTCATTATTAATGAAAGTTTTCCATGCATGAAAATATTTAAGAATATCATATTCGGCATCAACATAAAAAGAAAAATCAATTCTATCATCATATGTTCTTCTATATGCATGTCTCTCAGTTTGTCCAGTATAGTCATTATTGATTTCATGTGTCAAAAAAGAAGATCCTGGAAGATTTGCTTCATGACATAAAATTGAAATTTTATCTGTTAGTTCATTACTAAATGAAAATGGGAAGTCTGTGGTTTTAATCCAACTCAACATCTTGCTGGGAGGAGTTAATTCCACACCAAAAAGATGCGTTAACGCAGGTTTTAAAATAATATTTCGTATGCTGTCTATACTTCTGGCTTGTGGCACAAATCTTCTAAATAGATTTACTTATATATTATGTATATGGGTAATGGCAGAAAGTATTAAGAGTCGCTATCAACCATCTTATCCCAATAAGTATCAAG